CTGTTTAGATACCAATAACTTCAATCCTTTTATGCGACAAACTTTACAAGAGTTTAATCTTGGTTCTCGTAAACAGATTGGAGAATATCTTATTGACTTTGGTTGGAAGCCAGATAGATTTACACCTACTGGTCAGCCTATTGTTGATGAGAAAACACTATCTAAGATAACTCATATCCACGAAGCAAAACTTATTGCAGACTTTTTACTACTGCAAAAGCGTATAGCTCAGATTGATTCATGGGTAGAAGCTGTTAAGGATGATGGTAGAATACATGGTTTTGTTATTCCTAATGGTACGATTACCGGAAGAATGACACACAGAAATCCTAACGTTGCACAAGTTCCATCTGTTCACAGTCCGTATGGTAAAGAATGTAGAGCCTGTTGGACTGTACCAGAAGGACACAAGCTTGTAGGTGTTGATGCAAGTGGACTAGAGCTACGCATGTTAGCACATTACATGGATGATAAGGAGTACATAAATGAAATTATTAATGGAGACATTCACACAGCTAACCAAAACTTTGCTGGACTTAAATCAAGAGATCAGGCAAAAACTTTCATCTACGCCCTCGTTTACGGAGCAGGAGATGAGAAGATTGGAAGCATTATTAAAGGAAGCAGAGCAGAAGGTAAGAGGTTGCGAGAACGCTTTCTTAGTAGTCTACCAACATATAAATCTCTTAAGGAACGAGTTGACAGAGCAGCTACAAAAAATTACCTCAAAGGATTAGATGGTAGAAAGCTGTACATAAGAAATAAACACTCAGCTTTGAACACATTGCTTCAAGGTGCCGGTGCTATTCTTATGAAGAAAGCCTTATGTATTTTAGCTGGTAGGCTTAAGCTTAGTGGTACACCACATAAGTTTGTAGCAAACATTCACGATGAATGGCAGATAGAAGTCTTGTCTTGTAGAGCAAACAAGGTAGGACAGATGGCTGTTGAATCTATCATAGAAGCAGGTAAACATTTTGATCTACGTTGTCCGATGGATGGCGAATTTAAAGTAGGAGGTAACTGGAGTGATACACACTAAATGTACATGTAATGATGAACACACTGAGCACGATGAGTATCATGTTGAATTGGGAGAATATCTAGAACGATTGTTTATTCCGTCTGTAGATAATTGTGGTTCTACGATAGATGTTTATAGTAACATGTGTTTTTATACAGAGCATCATTCAAATAGAGAAGATGGGGAACACGATGATAACACCACGATGTGTCATTATTGTGTATTAAAATTTAAACAAGATGAAAAAGGATATTATATAACAGAGTATACTAATGGGAGTAATTGGAATGAGACACATTAAACCAAACGATAGTAGTAGAAAGGGAGACCTAGCTGAATACTATGCAGTTACATGGCTGTGGGATAATGGCTACGAAGTTTTTAGAAACACAGGTTGTACTGGACCAATAGATATGATCGCAATGAAAAATGGTGAAACTATTTTTGTTGATGTTAAAACAGCACAGCCACAACAACATAAAAAAACTGGTAACAAATTAACTAAATGTCAAAGTCGAAACGAAGAACAAAAAAGATTAGGTGTTCAGTTATTACAATTCAATCCTGTTACAAGAAAACTAGCATGGATAAAACACAGACAGAGAACATAATATGACTAAATCTAAAAAAACTCTTGACACATTAGTCGAAGATATATATAATAAGATAGGTGTACTTGCCGATGGTGAACACATTGACCTAGACCCTGAGACTATCGACCAGTTTGGTGAGTCTATGAAAGAGATACTTTACAAGTGGTCTCACCCTGAACCAAGAGGTGATGCAACTTTACGTATGTCTAACATAGGTAGGAAGCCACGTCAGCTTTGGTTCGATATGAAAACAGAAGGTACTCCGGAAAGGATGCCACCTTCTTTATTCATTAAGTTTTTATATGGACATTTACTTGAAGAGATAGTTATATTTCTTATCAAACTATCTGGACATATTGTTACTGATGAACAGAAAGAGATCAAAGTATCTGGCATTAAAGGACATATGGATTGTGTTATTGATGGAGAAGTTGTTGATATTAAAACAGCTTCCGGATTTGCTTTCAAAAAATTCAAGGATGGTACACTAGCAGAGAACGATATGTTTGGATATATGGCTCAACTTGCAGGGTATGAACAAGCACAGGGTACAGACAAGGGTGGATTCCTTGCTCTTAATAAAGAGTCTGGTGAGTTAGCTTTGTATAGACCTGATAACTTTGACAAGCCTAACATCAAGAAAAAGATTACAGATATTAAGAAGGCTGTGAAGTTAGCTACACCACCTGATCTATGTTACAGTCCTGTTCCTGATGGTAAGTCTGGTAACATGCAGTTACCTAGAGAGTGTGTGTATTGCAGACACAAGTTTGAATGTCATAAAGATTCTAATGAAGGTAAAGGTTTAAGAGTATTTAAATATTCTAACGGTTTAAAATATTTAACTCAAACACCCAAGCCACCTAAAGTTATAGAGGTAACACAGATATGAGTGGAAGAAGATCAAAACAATTAAGACGTAGAGCAGAAGACTTACTCATAGAGTGGTTAAGAACTATGGTTCCAGATGGAGAGGATACATCTAAGATTAACAGAAAGAATCTTAGTGAGTTCTTACCAGAACAAACACACATCTTTGCAAACAATAAGTTTCTACTGAGTGCTTATAGTTTAAGGTGGTTTTACAAACAAGTAAAACGTAATCCTAACATGACACTTGGAGACCTTAATGCCTAGACGAGTACCTAGAAAACCTAGACCTAAAAAGATTAACGTACCTAAAGGATATGATAGTGCATGGGAATTTGATATGCACCAAACTATTCTTAAAGATTGGAAACATCATTGGGATGTTATCAAGTATGTTGTTAAACATAAATACGAACCAGACTTTGTAAAACAAATAGATAGTAAAACAATATTACTAGAAGCTAAAGGTAGGTTTTGGGATTATGCAGAGTATAGTAAGTACATACATATTAGAGAAGCATTACCAACAAATACAGAATTAGTGTTCTTATTTCAAAAGCCTTTCTCACCTATGCCGGGAGCAAAGGTACGCAAGGATGGAACAAAACGTACCCATGCTGAATGGGCTGAAACAAATAACTTTAGATGGTACAGTGAAGATACTTTACCTGATGATTGGAGAAATGATGAACTATAAATTTAATGAAGGACAACTAATACAAGAACTAAAAGAGTATATTGATGGTACATATGGGGAGCATTATGCTTCTGATAAGTACCAAGCTACAGATATCATCATTGACTCTGGACATGGAGAAGGTTTTACCCTTGGTAACATTATGAAGTACGCTAAACGTTACGGAAATAAAGAAGGAAAGAACAGAAAAGACTTGCTAAAAATACTACATTATGGTATAATAATGCTTAACGTACACGACACAGAGAACTCATAATGGTAGATGATAAAGTAGGTATCAAGGAATACCTTGGTATAAAAATTAATTACAGTAACGAAAAACTATTAGATAAGTTTAGCCTTGACACCCTCAAGGATAGATACTTATGGGAGAAACGTAATAAAGATGGGGAAATTGAAGTCAAAGAAACACATGCCCAAGAAGCGTTTGCCAGAGCATCAGTCTTCGGAGCAACCTACAAAGGTCACACAGATTTTGAATTGGCTCAAAGACTTTATCACTACAGTTCCAATTGTTGGTTCATGTTTAGCACTCCTATACTTAGTAACGGGGGAACAAGTCGTGGTCTTCCTATTAGTTGTTTCCTCAATTATGTACCTGACAGCAGGGATGGTTTATCTGCTCACTATAACGAGAATATTTGGTTGGCAAGTTCGGGTGGAGGTATTGGTGGATTTTGGGGAGATATTAGGAGTAATGGTATTTCTACTACTCACGGTAGTAAGTCTACTGGTTCAATTCCTTTCATGCATGTAGTTGATTCTCAGATGTTAGCCTTTAACCAAGGTACTACAAGACGTGGTTCTTATGCTGCATACATGGACATATCTCATCCGGAGATTGAAGAGTTTATTAACATGCGTAAAGAATCTGGTGGTGATATCAACAGGAAGAATCTTAATCTTCATAACGGTATCAACCTTACCAATGAGTTTCTTAAAGCTGTACAAGAAGATGCAGACTTTAGATTGATCGACCCTAAGACTCACGAGCCTACAAAGATTGTAAATGCTAGAGACTTGTGGTGGCAGATCATCAATGCAAGAGCAGAGACAGGTGAGCCATACATGATTAATATAGATACATGTAACGAAGCATTACCTAAAGAACAAAAAGATTTAGGATTAGAAATCAAACAGAGCAATCTATGTTCTGAGATTACTTTACCTACGAATGAAGAACGAACAGCAGTGTGTTGTTTATCTTCTGTAAACTTAGAATACTTTGATGAGTGGAGTGAGAACCCTATGTTTATAGATGATTTAATAACCATGCTTGACAACGTTCTTCAACATTACATTGATAACGCTGTTGACACAGATAATTTAGGAGAATATAATGCAAACTTTAAAAGGTTTCAAAAACATATTAAGCCGGGCAAAGGAGGTTTTCTTAAGTCTGCCTACTCGGCTTATCGAGAAAGGTCGTTGGGTCTTGGTGCGATGGGATTCCATTCGTATCTCCAATCACGCAACATTCCTTTTGAAGGTATCTTCGCTACGGGCTTTAATTACAAAGCATTTAAACACATTAAGACACAATCACTCAGAGCTTCTGAAAGACTTGCAGAGGACAGGGGTGAAGCTCCTGATGTCAGTGGTAGTGGCAGGAGGAATGCTCATCTACTCGCTGTTGCACCTAACGCTAGTTCTAGTATCATATGTGGTGGTACTTCTCCTTCGATTGAGCCTTATCGTGCTAACGTTTATACGCACAAGACTCTCTCAGGTTCGTTCCAAGTTAAAAACAAATACTTAGAAGAAGTCTTACAAGATAAAGGATTAAAGAAAGATGAGTTGTCT